CGGCCTCAATGCCTTCAATAGCTACTTCTTCCGTAATAGTGCCTACCCCGGTTATTTGCTTGCTGACTTGCAGCGTGGTACCTATATCGGCTTGGGCTGCGTCATCACGCTCTAGGCTGGTCAATAACGCAAAATTGGTGGCTATTGACGTAAAACGCGGTTCAGGTGTACCGACCAGCAAATAGGCGGCTGCCGCGTCAATTTCGCCCTGCTGGTGCAAAAGGCTGTTTGTAATGTCTGTGGCCTGCACAAAATAGGTGGCTTGACTGGTCAAATCGTTATCAGTGGCGGTAGTGCTGTTTAATGCTGTGACCGTTGCCCGGTTGACTACGTGGCTAGCGTCAAACGCTATCTGAAGGTCATTGTATTTAGTGCCTATCCCGTCATCAGCGAAACTAATAACCGGCGCTGAAAGGGTATTACCTATACGCGGTTGAAACGTAAAAACGCCGTCACGGGCCATATAAACCCGCCCAAACTCTGCCGTTTGGTTAATTTGCTGAATATAACCCAAAGCGTTTGTAGCTGCCGGAATAGTAAAAACTGAAGCATGGCCCAAATTAACTGTGCCTATGTTGACGTTGCGCTCAGCGCCGGGAAATAAATTAACTTCAGGCAAATCTAAAACAGTTTCAATGCGCTCACCTGACGTTTCAGGGTCCACGTTCAGCTCATCTAATGACGCTTGGCTCAAGTTATAAAAGCCGTCAGCACAATTCAAAATAACTAAATTGTCGCCGCCCATATCAAATTCATACGTAAAATCAGTTATAACGCCCTTAAATAAATATTCACCTTCACGCGATAGCTGCACTTTGCGTAGCGGGGCTATACCCGGCTGATTATTAGCTGGGTCATAGTACGGGCTGCCGGGGTCATAAGGTGACAAAGCGCCGCCCGCTAGCTCATCATCTAAAACCACTTGCATAGTGCCCGCCGTGAATTGGTCACTGGTTCGTTCTCTGCCACGCCTATAGCTAATAGTTTTAACAAAATTGGTAACGTCAGCAAACTGCGTATTAGGGCCCAACGTATATTCAGTGTTATTCAGCAAGCCTTTTGTGCTGTCATCTAACGTAAAACTGTTTACGTCCCAACCCGTATCTATTTCAAATAGATAATTACCGCTTTGAACTACTGCAGTAGCCATTATGCAATTTGAATGTCTAGCGGCCCGCTACGCCGGTTGAGCTCTTTAAGCGCGTCTAGCACTACGTCACCTGACCGTTTAGCGTCAAGGCTCTGAGTGTTAATGGTGTAATTGTTGACTACCCCGGCTTGGGTCCCTAATGCGCCTGCTGTTTCAGCAAACAAAGCGCCTGCGCCTTTAATATCAGCAGGCCGTTTAGCGCCCGCTATACGCGCATTAGCTGCCGCAATAGCTTCTTCAATGCCCCTCAGGTACGCTGCGCCGTTATCAACGCCCGCCTTATAAAATTTATTAGCTGCTGCAAGGCCGATACGGTCAGCTATTGCTTGCACTTCTTCCACCAATTTATTTGCTTTGATTACGCCGTCAGCAGCACCCAACAGCTGTTTAGCAATTTCTGTTCCGCTTTCTACCCCGGCAGCTAGCACTTGGTCTAGGGCTTCTTTGCTGATACCTGCCGCCAACAGCTTTTCAGTTAGCACCCCAAATTCTTTGGCTTTGTCAGCCTGTTTTTGCAGCTCACCAAAGAAACTGCTGCCGCCTTCTTCAGCGCTGGCTTTAAAAGCGTCAGCAAAATCTAAGGTATCCGTAATAACTTTTTCTACTGACGTAGCAAAATCATCAAAACTACGCTGCGCTATAGCTAGGTTTTCTTCAGCGCCCGCTAGCGCGTCAGCCATTTCTTTTTCAAGGGCCTCAGCAGCCTCTTTAGTACGGTCTGCCAGTTTCTTTGCTTTATCGGCAGCCGCATTAAACCCGCTGCTGAGCCCTTTAATCTTTTCTTCAGTTTCTTCAACCTCTGGTTTAACGGCTTTTACTTTGTTACCAAAATTTTCTAGGCGCTGTTCAGCAGCCAAAATAGCGTTATTTGTGTTAGTGCCAGCCTGACTGAATAGCGCCATTTGGTACGCGGTAGCAGCAATTTCACCTCTTAACAATGCAAACCGATACTGAGTATTTTGTAGCGCGTCATCTATCTTTTTTTGCGTACTGTCAATTTTTTCACCACGCGCTACTACGGCCCTGAATAGGTCAATGATTACAAACAGCGGGGCTGCAAGGTCCACCACGTCCTGAGCCAGTTGAATAAAACCGATACTGATTTTTTCAATAACCGCCAAAATGTCAATACCGGCAACCTGAAACGCGGCAGCCATACCCACAAAAGCGCCCCGCAAACCTTTTTCGCCCAACTGTTCAACAAAAACGCGCAACGCTGGAATTACCCGGTCATTTATTTTGGCAACAAAATCAGTAAGCGCAGGCAAAATGGCTTGCCCAATACCTTCTTTAATTTTGTCTATACCAATACTGAGCTTGGCTAACTGACCTTGAAACGTCTCTGCAGCGCCAGCAGCAGCACCCCCAAATTGTTCAGTAAGTATTTTTTGGGCTGCTGCATAGTCTTTGGTTTTTACTATGTTTTCATCTATCGGAATACCCAGCTTTTTCAGGGCCCCTACCTCGCCGTTATATGCCTTAGAAAGCGCAATACTGACGGTTTGCAGGTCTAGGTTTGCGCCAACCGCAATATCTGTAGCAAGTTTTAGCTGCTCTTGCGCTGTAGTGACGTTTCCGGTGGCACGGGTCAACGTTGCTAGTGCTTGCGATAGTTCGCCGCCGCTTATGGTAGTTTCCATTTCCAGCGCGCCCACAAATTGAAGGGTGCTGGCTATGGCTAGGTCTGTAGCGCCCGTAGTACGTTTGAGCTGGTCAGCTAGTAACTTATCTTCACGTTCAGCTTCAGCAGCGGCTTTGGCTGCACTGAATAGGGTGCCTGCAAGGGCTGTAGCTGCGCCTGCTGCAGCTATAGCACCCGGTACTACCGCTTTACTGAAAACGAAAGCGGCTTTACCTGCAACGCCTTCAATTTGTTTAAATTCTTTAATGGCTTTTTCAACGCCCTTGCCTACAAACTCTGTAACAATGGGGATAACTACAGCCATAGGTTTATTTTAGTCTCTTGCCTGTTTCAGCCATGACCCGCTTAGTAAGTTCCATAACCTGTTTTTCTACCTCAGCTTTATTGGCCTCATACGCAGGCCACAAAACCCGTGAGGGCTTACCGTAACGGAATTCAAGTACCTTAATCATGTTTGCGCCCTGTTCGTTATTGCCTTTGTTTTTACGGCCCGCAACACTGAAAACCCTATTAGCCATGCCCGCAAACTTGACCAAAAACACTGCCGCGTTTTGCATTTGCCCGGCATACTCACGCGGCTTTTTACCGCTTACTTGGCTCTTAATAAACTTGCCAGCCGTTGACCCTGACCAGCCGCTACTAGGCAGCATTTGAAAACCGCTAGGCGTTTTCCAGCCTTTAGCCCAGCCGCTCATAGGCGGTTTGCTGGGTAGATTTTGTTTGGCTGCAGCAACTACCGGGGCCGTAATCTTTTGAAAATCCTTAGTAACTTGCCGCCTCATTTGCGGGTTTAATTGGTTGAGCTCACGCAAAGCTTCTTTAAGCCCAACAATTTCAATACTGCCCTCAAAGCTCATTGGCGTTTATTCCGCTCTTCACTCACCTTTATAACGGTAGCCAAATCGCGGGTATCAAACGTTTCAGCGTAAAAAGGGGGTGCCCAACCAGTGAGCAACAGCAGTTCTGCTAACTGTCGGCGGTAGCCGCCCCGCCCGTAGGGTGGCTTTCTTCACTTTCAACCACCTCAAGCTCATCTAGCTTTTCAACCCAAGCGTCAAAGCTCTCTTTGAGGCCCTGAGCCTGCAAAGTAACCCACGCCATATATGCAAGGTCCTCTACTGCAAACCCGGCAGCCAAATCACCTGCACGGCGCTTGTAATGCCTTTCCCACTTAATAATTGTTGCTAGGGACGTTTCAACCAGCTCTTCATACTTTTTGCCAGCTGAAAGGGTGGTTACTTTTATTGTTAGCTTCACGCTGCTCTCGTTTCTAGTTGGTTATCAGGGCGCGGTTTGTTCGGAATAGGTGCCACCCGTCAGAGTGATTTGCACCTCTGACAAAGTACCCAATTCAGCGTTAACCACGTCAAAAGCCTCAAAATAGGCCCCGTCAAGCTTGAGCACTGGCGCAGTGGCTGAAGGTGCTGCAGCCACTGGCGCAACCTCAAAATAAACCTGAGTGCCAACCAATGCGTTAAGCGTTGCGTACGTTTCGCTGCTGGCGTAGCTCATCAAAAACGTTGCAGTGACCTGATTATTGAACAGGCCCCCTACGTAGCTGCGGGACGTAGAACCAAACGCCGAAGCGTCAAGGCTCTCACGGCTGCGGGTGTACACAACGCTCTTGCACTGGTCTTTTAGGTCAACCGTTGACCCAGAGCTAGCACCAATTTTGACGGTATCCGGGTTTGCAAAATACGTGGTAGTTGCCATGAGGGTTTAATCCTTCCGTTTCTTAGGTTTCAATTTAGCAGGTTCGGTGGCGGTCTGTGTGCTGATTTCTACTAATCCAGCAACCGCTAAAAATGCCAAATCTTTTTCAGTAAGCCCAAAATCCCCTACCCCTACTTTTGTGCCTGCGGGTACGTCTTGCCGCCACTGTTTGAGTACGGTAAAGGTCATGGCGCTATTTTAGTGCTTATTGTCAGGTCATATGAGCTGAAATCTTGCGCCCCTACGGTGGTTACGGTTGGCCTGCCGTCTTTTAACCCTATTTTGGCTGCCCGTATTAGGTCAGCTTGGTCTAAAAGGTTTTTGAGGGCTGTGTAGTTACCGGGCCCTAACCCAATGAGCTTTACGTTGAATTGCAGCTCTGCAATGACGTTGCTTTGCATAATAAACGTTGGCGCGTCTACCAATACGCAAGGCGGGTTTATGTTGCGGGGGTCATCAAATACCCGCAAGCCTGTAATGGTTTGCAGCTTATCTACTAGCTGGTCATAGCCATCTAAGAGTACGCCCATTACGCAACCGCTGGCCTATTTACCCCAAGTAGGCGCATAATTTCGCCCATGCTAGACCCAACCGGGGCGGCTGTGGTCATTTGCTCATAGCTAGCGAATTGGTCAATGCTTGACCGGCTTTTGTAGGTTTGCCCGGCATAAATCATGGTGCCAAGCCGTACGTCTTGGCTGGGTACGGTGCTGAGTGAGCTGTCAAAATATCCGGCTTCACGGCGTTTGCGGTAGGCGTACGCATTGGCTGCACCTACGCAAATAGTGGCATAGTCATAGTCACTGCTGGGGTTGGCAATGGTAAACCCTAAATAGTCCTCAAGGTCACTAATGCTTATCCACGTGCAGTTACTGAGCTCAGTAAAGGTGACTGTGCCGGTAGCGGCTACGCGGTCAACGTTTGAGGCCGTGACCTTAAACAGCAGCTGGTTTGGTATCAGCTTTGCCGGGTCATAATTTAGGTCACCTTGCGTAGAGGTACCTGTAAACAAGTATTGCGGTAATGCGTACGCCACTTGCGCCCCGTCATAGGGCGCGCCCATACCTGAAACGGTAAAGGTTTGCCCTACGGTTATTTCGTTGGGTTGCAGGGTAGCAATTACTGCGTAATTGTCTAATACCTGTTTATGGGTGACTGTGTAGGTAGCCATTTAATATGGCCCTGCCTAACTATGCCCAAGTGATTTTTTGCAGCAGCGAAGCCTTAGCAACAAAGGTGGCAAGGTAGCCGTAGTAGCTGAACGTACGCCCAATGAGGTTGGGGTCCTCAACGCTCATAATGCCGCGCACGTTTTCGTACACTTCCATTGCTGGCGCGTGGAAAACCACCATTGTTTTTGCAGCAACGTTGCTGTCAACAATAGTACGCAAGCCCAATGGGTTTGTGGTGGTCCAGTTGGTCACGTCGCCTGCGCCCATTGTGTTAGTGCCCAAAAGGTTTGGTGCACCGATAGCCGGAAATACCGGGCGCTTATCGGTATCAACCAATGAGCCAACTTTGGCCCAAGTGTCAACGCCCATTACCAAGTGAGTTGGGAAAAGGTTAGTACCGCTTGAAATGTCGCGGGCTGCGCCGTACATAAAGAGGATAAAATCCTCTGGGGTGCCGTCCCACTGACCCAAGTTAGTTGAGCCTGCTACGCAAGCGTCAACTGCAATATCATCAGTCTTGAGCAAGTACTGGCCCGCCAAATCCTGCAAAATAACTTGCATTGCTGCCGGGTCCGTGAAATCCATATCCTGAGCGCTGATAAAGATTTGCCCAGCGACAGTGGTACGGGTAACCGAATTTGCGGCAATGGTCATGGTCTGCGAAGCTGCAGCTTGGCCTTCCGTTTGTGTGTCAGTAATTGTGTGCTGGCTAATGGTGGGCCGAATAAAGCTCTTGCCTTGTCCGTTTGGCATTGCACGGGCACCTACTGCGCTAACAAAAGGGCGCAAATAGTTAATGTCCTGAAATACGGGACCCAAAACGGGCGTAGGCAGCAAGCCCAAAGTATCGCTAGTAAGGTTTTGCGCGGCCTGAATTGCGGTTGCCTTTTTTTCTACGTTTTGCTTGTAAGCCGCATTAACGTTTGCCCACTGTTCGCCGCCAGCGTGGAAGGCGGCAAGGTATTCACCCGCTGAAGGCATGGGAAATTCGCGCTCACGCTTTTCAGCTGCCCAAATTGGCGCGGTTGGCGCTGGGGCTGGTGCTTCAGTTACTTCAGCAGTTGGGGTTACGTCGCTCATGGGTTTATTATCCTTTTTTGTTGGCTCAGTCGCTGCTACCTGAGTTATTTTTGCTTCTTGAAACGCGCCTAACGCTACCAATGATAGTTCAACCATGCGGGCTTTTTCAACAATTAGCACCCCGTCATCATCATAAGCGGCGGTAATGGGTTCAGCACCCACGCTTACTGCGTCTAGCGCCCCGTCTTTAGCCAGTTCTAGGGCCTCATCAGCTTTAGCGGTTTTGCTTAATTTAGCCACAAAATAAAGGCCGTTTTCATCTTCAGTACGTTCAGTAACTACGCCTACCATTTGGGTTAGGTCATGGTTCAAAACCAGTTTTGGGTTAGCGCCGTCAACGGGCAAAGAGCCCGGCAAAAACTTTACTTTTTCACCTGAGCTGACCGTTGCAACCACGTTATAGGGGGCGGCAAGGCCCATAATTTCGCGCTTGCCTTCACCCTCAGCAGCAGTAATGACAATGGGGGTGGCTTCAAATTTTAGCATGGTAGTTAATCCCTTTCACGCTCAATAGTAGTAGCAGGTGAGGACGGCGAAGCAGCGTTATCACTATCCCCACCTGCCAAATCGTTTTCATAAAGGTAAGTGCTTACGTCTAGTTCTACGTATCTGCCTCGCGGCAAAACGTTATTCATACTCAATGTTTGCTCAATGCACTCAATATACGGTTTGCTTCCGTACAAATAGAGCAGTTTGTTACTTTCTGCGCTGTTCTGATAATTCATGCCGCCACCCGTAGGGGCACCTACCAAAAAGGGTGGGATATTTGCAAGGCGCGCCATTTCAAGGCTCTGAAACGTACGTGCGTCAGTGAGCTGCAGGTCATCAGGGTTAGCAGTATTAGGCACGTATTCAACAAATTCATTTAGTGCAGCTATGGTTTGCTCTTCACGTGCAGCCGCAAAACTTGCAGCCATATCAGCCAGCTCTTGCGAGGTCATAGGCTCACCCCCGGTTTGGCGTAGATATCCGGCGGGTATCGTTTGCGAGGCAAAACGCTCAGCCGCATTTTGCAGGCGGTTAGCAGTGTTTATGGCCCTAGCACCTGTATAAACCAAACCCTGAATAGGGCTAAGAAATTGCACTACGTCATTCGGGTTTAGTTCTACGCCTTGAAAGTAAATTTGCTTTGAAGGCCCAAACCATTGCCCAGTACTTTGGTCAAGGGTGGTTACGTCGCCTGCTGGTATCCACGTAAATTTAGAGGGAAAGCCATTACCTAGCCTCTCGGTAACTATCCAAAAAGCCCTGCCTTGCATAATTAAATCCTCAGTAGTCCAGCTGAGTATAAAGTTGCGGGTTACGTTGGGGTCAGGTTGCTGAAACCACGTATCAGGCGGGATATAAATACGTTCTAATTCTTCGCCGTTCCATTGAAGCGTATATTGCTTAAAAGTAAGGCAGGCCACCATTGAGCAAATCAAATCACGGGCCCGGCTAATAGTGGGCACTTGCATTGCTGCGTCACGCGGCAAATTTTGGGTGTAGTAAACAAAGTTACCTATAACGTTCTGACTGAATGGGTAACGGGCTGCGCCCGCAGCGCCTTTAATTGCAGGTTCAGCTATTACGTCTTTTTTGAATAAACCCATGCCAACTATCTTAGGCAGTACGTCTAGCAGCTGTGGTAACTATCATTGGTTTAGCTGTTGAGCGTTGACCGATAGCAAAACCTACGGCTGCAACTAGACAGCGGGCAAGCTCAATGGGGCCGTTAGAGCGTTGTGAGCTCAATGCGATACTGCCAGCGGTACGCGCTGCTACTGCCCGTCCTATATGTTCAGCCAGCATTTTTGAGCCGTCATGCTCAATACGGCCCTCTATTATCATTTGCCTTACAGCTGCTGTATAGCGCGTGACCTCTTGGTAGCCCCATATGACGCGCCGCCGTTTGAGGTGCAGTGGGCAGTTAACGTCAAGGGTTGGGGTAACCGCAATAATGAGCTTGGGGTCTTTGGCAGCTTCTTCTAGCAGTTGCCACGTTTGGCTCATTGTGTCAGCTATGAATTCAACGGTTGCACACAGTTCACCTGCAGCAGTTTTGTTGACCCTGACGGCGCAATAACGCCCATTGTCAACCGATACTTCTACGGCTAGTACGCCACCCGGCAACGGCATTGTGCCTTTTGCGCCTGCTGCCCACTGACCGGGCGATAGCCAGCCAACGTCAGACTGAACCCAAAGGTTGCAGCTACTTCTTAAAAAGGCTGCCCGGTTTGGGCTCATACTTTCAGCTATTAACGTTTCTTCGCTAATAGTGGTACCTAAAGCCGGGTTTGCCATACGCCATGCTTCAGGGGTCATAGGGTCTAGGGCCGGGTCAGGGCTAAATTCGGCAAAATAAATGCCGGTATCTATGCCCTCATCTATGCCGCGTAACCCCTGTTCGCGCCACCTCAGCATTGCCGTAGAGCTTTCTACCCCAGCCGTACTGAGCATTATGCACAACGGGTTAGGTTGCGCCCGTTGGGTAGGCAGTAGCCCTACGTCTAAAGCGTCTTGAGATACCCCCCAACACTCGTCAACTAGCAGCAGGGCCGTTGACTGACCATGACCGGCGCTATGCGTAGCAGCCCGTACTAGCCACTTATGCGGCCCTATCTGCAGCTCATTACGCCCGTAACTGCGCTTCAGTTTGGCCCCAAATTTTTCAGCCAAAACTGGGGCCAAATCCGTAAACAGTGACACAGCCAAAGACAGCTCATGAGCCGTAGTAATAACCGTTTGGGGCTGTTTTTCGTTTACTAAATACTGAGACAAATACCAACCCAAAACGCTTTTCATCAGCACGGTTTTACCGTTTTGACGTGCCACGCTAACTAGCGCCTTATGGTTGCACCAACGGCCCTCAGCGTCATAGCTCAACAGCTGCCGCAAAATATGCCGCTGCCACCCCATGACCTCAACGTTTAAAACCCGCAAAGCCCACTCTGCAACCTCATCACCATAGGACCCGGCGCTATTCAGCACAGCCGTTTCTAATCGCGGCTGAACCGGCACCCCCTGAACTGGTTTGGTTGTAATCCTTTGGGATATACGAAGCAA